ACTGTTGAGTCGTGATCCCGCCCTTGGTCGCATAGAGGAATTGCGACATATCGGCTAGGATGATATCTCCGACCGTCCCGAGCGCGGCGCAATGCTCGATCGGGATGACGGGCTGGCCCATCAGGGCAGAGAACCCGGTGGTCGTCAGGCCGCCGGTCGGCATGTAGACCGGGACCCCGCCAGTCCCGATCGGCAGCACCATGCGGCCGAGCTGAACCTCCGCGTCCTGGGTGACGAACCACGCGGAGTTCGCGCGGCTCGATCCGATCAGCCGGTTCCACATGTTCTCGATGTTTTCCCGCACGATCGTGGCGGCCCCCTGGCCGTCTTCTGCGTCTACCGTCACGAGCGACGGAGTGTTGAGCACGCCTTCGATGTTTGGCCCCCCGACCCCGTTGATGATCTCGTCCTCGATCGTGAACGCCGCGGCCCTCGGGAACAGCGTGGTGAGTAGCATCATCACCTGGGCGCCGTCCTGGATGAGCTCTTCGGTCAGGTAGCCGATCCCGACCAGTTTCTTGAGTTCGAGCGAGACCTGCTTGGTATAGATCCTGCTCGATGTCCCAGTCCCGCCTTCCCCGACGCGGCTCCACACGACGCCGCCATAGCGCCCGCCTTTACCTGTGGCCGAGCGGTCTGTCTCGTTGATGACGTTCCACTTTGTGGAGTTCCCAACCGAGATCGGGACATTCTGGCAACGGCTGACGACCTGGCCTTCCTGGTGCACGTGCTGCAGGATCGTGGCCGCGATCGTTTGGGGTACGGCCCAGCCGCCTTCGTCCTCGACGGCGGTTCCCTGGCCGGTGATCGCGCGGGTGAACGTCTCCCGGAGTTCATCGTTCATGCTGGCCGGTAGCCGCCGCGACCCCATGCTCATGGCCCGCACGGCCTGGAAAAATTGGCCGGCTTCCTCGCGGGGCCAGCGGTTGTAGTCGCTGCGGTCTTCGACAGCGGGGGTTTCGTCGCCGCGCTCAACCGGCTGCTCAGCCGGAAGGTTCAGGCGCGTGCGGCGCTCCTGAAAGTCAACCTTTCGCTGCTCGGCCGTGATTTGGGCTTCGAGCGTCTCCATTTCGGTGTTGATCGCCGCGGCCCGCGCCTGTTCTTCGTCGGTGAGCTTATCCTTGGCGTGCAGCGCGTCGCCCTCGACGATCAAGGCCCGAAGTTTTTTCTGCAGTTCTTTCAGCTTGTTCATTCGGGTGTCCTTTCTACGTGTGGCAGATTGCCAATCGACGCCTGCGCTCCCAAGCGGCTCTGGCGACCAGAGTGCTGGTTTCCGCTTCGTCCTTGTCCGAGTGGCTTTCGGCCGGCTCGGTTTCTTCCAGAAGCAGGAGTTCGGCTTTGGTTAACCGAAAGCCGGCATCCCGCATCACGGTCAAAAAGCTGGTGATGTCTTGGCGGTATTCACTGGCCGCCGCGCGTTTCACCTTCGCGCTCGTGGCTGGCGAGGCCGGCATAGTGACTGGGCCGGTCTCGATCAACTCGACTTCCCTGATGGTCCGTTTTATGGGGCGCTGATCCTTGTCGCGCTCCCACTCGTCCTTCACGACATAGAACGCGATCGACGAACCGTCGACGTCCTTGCGGCGAATCATGTCCGCGACCGCTACCGACTGCGGGTTCTTGGCGCTGGCGCGAATCTCGTACCGCAGGCCCTTGTCGTCCTCGGCGACGTCCATCGTGCCGGACTTGGTGCGGCCCAACAGGTACGACGGGTCGTGGTTGAACATCCCCCGGATGTCGGGATTCTCCGTGAGGGTTTTCGAGAATGCTCCCGGCGCGATCGACTCGGCGACACCCCAAACCTTGTACGGCTTGTTGAATACTGAGCCGTAGCCGGTGATCCTGATGATGTCGGGATCGTCGCTGTCCGCGCGAGTGACCAGTTCGGGGAACTCCGGCAGGGTGCGGCGCTCAAGGATGCTACCCATCGCCGGATATTTAGGCGGCCTATAATGGAGGGGCCAACCTGTGGGGCTTTGGTGATCGGCTACCTGGTTGGTGCCCCGCCAAGGCCCCGCGAACCTTTTTCTATCCGGCCACGATGGAGCACACGCAACCGTCGTGAAGCGGCGGGTTAAGGACTGGGTTCCTCACCTTGAGTGGAGCGTTCGCACCAGCCGGGTCGAATTTCCCGCTCCCGACGAACGCCTCCGCGCCACCGACCCGCGCGCCGTTGAGCGCATCGCAGAACGGACACGGGTCGCCGGCCGTCACCCAAATCAGCGAGTAGCCCGCGGCGGTGAACACGATCCGGGCGATACCGTTCACGATCCCGTGGGATTCCCGGCGGGCTGCCTTGCCGGCGCGGCGCTCGCCCCACTGGCCGACCCGCTCGCTGACTACCTCGCGGAAATCTTCGCCGGCGGCCTCCGCGTCAGCCGCAACACGTTGCAGTTGAGCCGCTCCCCCGGTAGCCCAACGGCTCGTGAAGCGGTTAGCGGCACCGCCGGCGAATCCGCTTACGCGGTCCTTTGGTGGGTCGGCCTTGATCTCGGCCGCCGCGATTTTGGCGGCCTCGGTCGCCAGGGTTGCGAACACCCCGGCCACGGCGCGGCGCGTGGCGCTCTGGCGATCACCGAAATACTGCTCTACCCAAACCTGGAAGCCGGCGGCCGTGAGGGTGTCTTCGCGGAGCTTGCGCTTGATCGCGATCGCGTCGGCGTTGACGACTCCCTGTAGTTTGGCCCGGATGATGGCGCGGTAGTTGTCGGCCAAGCGGCGACGGGATGAGGCGGAGCGGTAGGCTATCCCTCTACGGTGCACTGGCAGTTGACGTGGGATGGCGGATAATGGGTTGTCGGAAACATCCAGAGAGACCGAATCTGATCCTGATCGATGGCGACCGATTCGATTAACTCTTGACCGAAAGACGGAGGGATCAGGAATCCTCCCTCGATGGGGTCCGGTCCCGCGACTGACGATCCGATAATCGCGGCTCCGGCCAGCCGGAATAGGTCGCGACGGTTCATGGATTTCGGAGTATAGCACGATTTAATCATTCGTTGTCATCGTCTTGCGGGGCGGGCGCAGGCTCGGGCACGGCGCCCAACTCCGACAGCGCCCCCATGTTCAGCGGAACCAGGATCTCGTCGCCGCCCTCGACGGTTGCGAGGTTTTCCTTCGCCCGGATCTCGTTGGTTTTCAGGTGCCGTGAGATGCTGTAGCCTTCCATCCTGGTCTTGAAATCCCCGGCCATCAGGGCGTCGGGGTTATGGCGAACAAAAAAGCGCTCACGCTCTTGCGGCGTAAAGAATTGTTTTTCGATCGCCTGCTCGTAGCCTGTCATCCACGGCCCAAGGGTGTATTGGACGTACTCGATTCCGGCGTGCTCAATGTTGTTGAAGTGGGCGTTCCGTAAGTCGCCGAGGCGGTGCAGCGGGACGTGGTAGATCTCGCCGGCGATCTGCTCCTTACTGAACGCGGCGGTCTCGATGAATTGAGCTTCCTCATTGGGAATCTTGACGATCTGGTCGATCGACATGCCGGGCGGCAGGATCGCGACGGTTTGGAGTCCGCGCTTGCCAGCGAACCGCCTCCGCCACTGCCAGAGGAACTTCTTAACGAACTCCTCGTCCTTGAAATCGCCTTCGCGTTTGATTACGACCTTCGGGACTGGCGACTGAAAGTAAGCCGAGGCGTATTCCTGGATCGCGATCGCGCGCCCGATCGTCTCCATGCACCAGCGGATTGGCGAAACACCCTGCCAGCCGTCGAAACTCAACCCGTAGTTGTGTAACACCTCGTCTGTTTCGAACGTCCGCTTCTGGCCGTCTGGTTTCAGATACAGGTACTGCTTGCGGTTGTCGGGCCCGAGGAAAACCTTCTCGATTCGGTGGGGATTGAGGGGCCAGGTCTCGAACTCACCGGTCGTTAGGTTGCTGATGATCTGGGAGTAGCTGTTCCCGCTGGCGAGTGTAGCGGCCCAGCTTCGCTGCCGGAATTGCAGGGGCGTCTGGACCGGGTTCGGCTCCTTGAGCCAGGCCGCCACCGGGTGGGCGGTGACTTCAGCCCGGCCGCCGTCCGCAGTGCGCTCGTAGAGCTTGAGCGGCAGCGACGAGATATCGCGCCCGATCACGTCAATGCAGCCAAACACCGCCGACAGCCGCGTCCCAGTCCGCTCGGAAACCCGCACGCCAGCGGTTGACCGCTCCCCAAGTTCGCCGAGTTCGATCAAATGGTCGAGCTGGTCGAGCGAGATATTGGGCGACGGGAAGGCTCCGGGGTCCTGCCGGAAAGCCCAGAGGGCGTTACGGATGCGGGTGAGCACTCGCGGGATATTTAGAGGGAAGGTATGGGGTCCGCGTGCCCTCCCGGGCTCCTGCAACGCCCGGCCGCGGACCCCTGAGTGGGTGGTTGCGAATTATTTAGCCGAACACGGCCTTTGAGAGGTCGATTGGTGGGGTTTTCTTCATCCCGCGGATCCGCATCGCGAAACCCATCAGGGCCGCAACCGCCAGATCAATGCGGCGTGTGTCGATCCGGCGCTCCCGAATCTTCACGGGCTTGATCCGCTCGCGGTCATCAGTCTTGACCGCCAGCGATTCGATGCAGTAGTCCAGCACCGGGTGTCCGTTGTGGCGGATTTTCTTTTGCCCAACCTGCGATTCGAACTCCATGCACGGCTCATTGAAATATGGGGTCGTTTGGGGGAACTCGACGCGCTCGATCCCGAAACTCTCCAGGTGGCCGGTGAGTTGCTCGGCGAACGCCGGGTCGAATGCCAGCGCCTGGATGTCGAAGGTTTTCGACAGGCTCTTGATATGCTCCTCGATGAAGTCCAGGTCGATGCGCTCGCCGGGCGTAGCGAGCAGTAGACCCTTGGCGACCCACTCCCGAATGGGGCGGCCGGTCACGCGCTCGATGTCGCCCATACGCTTCTCGGGAACGTAGCCGTAGCAGTAGAGAGTCGCACCGCCGTCCGGCTCTGGGAACACGAGCCCAGTTGCGGAAAAGTCCCATTTTGACGACAGGTCAAGCCCGGCATAGCATTTGCGCCCCCATAGGTCCTCTTCGCTGAAGTCCACCTTGCAGGCGCGCCACTTCTCGATTGGGATCCAGGCGCTGACCGGCTGGGTCGCGCGGCCGAGCCGAAACCGCAGCACGCGCGAGCGCTGCTGTGGTTTTTCTTTGGCCTCGCGGCACGCGCGCCGCATGTCCGTGATCGACATAAAGTCGCCGAGCCCGGGATTGAGCGAGTACCAGTGGGGGCCCTCCTCGAGTAGCTCGCCGTCGGACATCCGCGGGTCGGCTTCGTAGATCACGGCGTGGTAGGTCGGGTCGAAATCCAGGTTGTCGCGGCACTTTTTGGCGTATTCGAACTCTTCCCAGAACACCGGCGAGCCGCCGATCTCCCCCATATTGGTGATGTAGAGCGTCAAGGGCTTCGACCAGGTCCCCATGCCCTCGCGCAAGGCGTCGATCATGAGCCGGTCCCGCATCGCGTGGATCTCGTCGAAGATCAGGGTGCTTGGTTTCTTGCCGTGCAGCGGCCCGGCCTCCGCGGCGACCGCC